CACCTGCGACACACTAGTCTGGAAATCCGGAACCCTTAGGAGAGTTTCGAACTCAGAAGACTGTGGCCTTCGCTCCTGAACCAATCAAGGTAGTCCACTGATCCATTGGTGAACTACTCTCGCACGAAGCGAGACCCTTCTCCAAGGCGCAAGAAAATCTTTTCCAAGATTCCCATCTGATATGATTCTAGATGGGTTACCTCTTTTAAGGAGGTTTTCTTCAAACTTTGGAGGATGTTGAAGTTTCTGCATATAAAGATATGAATCTGCCTCTCCAGGCTTTTTCACGTCCTTACTGCGAAAGACCTTGAACTCTTTCCGCTGAAGTGCCTTATTAGTTCTATGACGCAAATGGTCATTAGAATTGACAGGCACATAGTCCAAATGAAATGCAAAAGGGATCGTTTTATCCTCAACGTGAGGAATAGCGAGTCTCCTGCCTTCAGAGTCGTACTTGAGTAAGCTGTAGATGTATCGCCTAAGGGTTTTATATCCATAGTCGAGACACCTATTGGCCAATGCAATGTACGATTGGACGACCCTCGGAGACTTTAGGTCGAGATTATCGACAAGAAGTCTTAAGGGTGTGACATCAACACCTTTAAAAGCGTAGACACCACATGATTCTCGAAAACTAGTCATATCCATAAAGGATTTAGACTGATTAACGAGAAAACCAAAGCGAGTAAGATCTTCAACATACTCATCGACAAAGTGACGATCACAACAAATGTCGTCACCATAAACCCGTAGAGGGTGTATGCCAATGAGCGGGCTTGATATCTCTTTCTTACGTCCATTTGTATAGTGGGAGTGATACCAGTTGTCAACTAAGACTTCCTGATCACACCCCCTATCGTAACTCTCCGAACATAGAAATTCGAAGAGATCGGGATCTGATTTCCTCAGAGCACTATACAGACCGATCGCAGTGAATATGATACACTCGACCGGAAAGCAGAGAGCTGAACCCATCGACGCGAATTTGTTTAATTGAATAGGCTTTGCATCACCTATATCAATTTCAACAGATCTACTGAAGAAAAGTTCACGCTTCAGATCAAATGGAAAGATCTGATCCACCAAAGAAAGGTGGACTAAATCAGAAGCACTTGAAAGATCTAAAGTGACAATTTCCCCATCAATTGAACCGCTTATAGCGGCCTGTTGATTTAAGGATTGATCAGCTAGATCAACAAATCGACTGATATTAGAGGTCTGAAAGGTCCTCAATAAGGCATCCATCGTTCCCTGCTGAATGAACATAAGAGATGCAGGTTCCATAGCTATGGTTCTGTATCCCTTAAGAACATCCTTAGGTACGAGCTTTCGTCGTGAGATACGACAAGTGATGCCCAATTCTACCTCCTTGAGGGTTCGACTAAAGATAACGTCGTCTCTCAACAACGCTGCTTTGTCGTAGACATCGTTTACGCCATGTTCAGCGACTTTACCAGGACCGTTACGAAAACGACGCTGAGTAAAGTAGATCGGATGAACAAGCCAACCAACTATATGTCCGAGGGCATTGAGTAAATGCTTATCGAACACTAAATTGGCTAGACGATCTTCTGATTCCTGCCACCCGCGAAAGGCGGATTGCGAGAATAAAGGATTGTCTATTTTGAGTTTCTTGCCAAAAAGCAATACACTCAAAAGGTAACGAAGTAGCTCAGGATCTTCACTCCTGGAGTAAGAAAGAATTTCCCTATAAAAAGGAAATTTCTTACTTAGAGTGAGTACTTCTGTATGATCAGTAGTACCCGAGATCGAGTGCATTTTGAGCACAAGATCTGAGATATGAGCTAACTCTCCAATGAACGTGAGAAGACCGTGTGTGAACATAGTCTTCAATACTTCCACAAGAACCTTCAAGGGTTTCTTGTCAATTGGAGAGTCTTGGAGGAGAGCAATGAACCCCCTAACGTAAACGTCGATGAGACGTTTATCATTAGGAAAGTTACTGCAAAATCCCTTCACGACTGCATGAGCGAGGGTATCTAGCCTTCTCAGGCTAGATAAACTTTGTGCCACCGAACAAAGCAAGCTTACTAAGGCGTGCTGTGTCAGGTACCTTAGAAGTCAGCGTGTCATACGTAAACGCGTAGAGATTCTCTACCATGTTCCGTAGATCCGCGACTTCGACAGGAAATGCAGTCGGAATCGTGATCGAGAGTGCAACTGAGATCGGCTGTGTCAACACGACACCAGTGACAGAATCAGTTGCATCTGCGTACGTTGTAAACGAAACAAGAACAGTGTTAGTTCCTGTACCACCATTGCCATTTTTACTGGGCTTTGATTGCACAGTAAAATAGGCAGGAGTGGTATTGTCACCAGCACCAATCTTGTACGTATGCCGCGATCCACCTTCAGGCAGATCAACAGACTGAGTCTCGATAAAAGAGGCCTCAGACAACTTGGGCATAGTGTAGTCGGCATATGTGCCACCCACTTGCCTGATCGTATAAACTACGGTCATTTGCTAGATCCTTTCGATCTGGCGAACAGGACATACCTGTTGGATCAACTCATAGTCGTTGGACTAACAATGCCGCGGGGGTCATCCAATTAGGAAGCCCAGGAGCTTTATAAAACTCCAATCGCGACAGAGACGGTGAGGGGAGTATCGGAGAAACTTCTCGTTGATACCACTTATAAGTGGGAGCAACAAGTTCAGTTGACTTCAACCCCATTGCTGCTATTAGTGAGTCAGGCACGGGAGAAGATACAGTGTATGAATGTACACCGTATTCAATCGTCATGACTTGACCAATAACGACATTCTGGAGAGCACTCATAAGAGGTCCCAGATTCGTGAGCCAGTTGACCACGAAGGATAAGGGAACTAGGTCCCATAGTCTCTGCGGAGTAGGAAGTATTCCCAAGCTGTTAAGGCCGAGGATACTTCTTATAGGTTCTGACGGTATGTCAGAAACCACGAGTTTACTAAAGACTCGTAAAACCGTAGAGGGGAGAAAGGGCTCTGGAAGTGTAAAAGTATAACTTCCATGAGTGATTAGCGCACTCGCTCGATCAGTAGTCGATAAGTCGTTAAGAACCTCCAAAAAGGAGGGAACATACTTAACGAGCAATTCGTAGTTTGATCGAGTGCCAAAGATAGTCTGGAGATAACCACCTGAAATTACTTTCAAGAGTTCATCTACAGACTGTACAGGATCGTTCTTCAAATTAGCTAAAGCATTGAGAGCTCCAGAAATGTCTGGTAAGACATTCATAAAGCCGGCAAGCTTAGGTAAAGATTGAAGAAAGTTAGTACCAACAGATCCAAGAAGATTATCGATGGCACTGCTAGCTGAAAAGAAAGCAGCACCACGGAAATCATTCTTGTAGTTGATACACAGATCCTTAAAACCATCGTATCCGCTATAAGATAGTTGACGTTTTAGTACGTCAACGGAAGCAGAAGCGGAAGTGTAGGAAGGAAAGCCTATAGAAAGGCCTTCTTCACTTGTTATCGACGAGGTATCAACCTGGCCGACGACGGGACTGTAGTTAGGATACGGCGCAGCGTTTTGATAACGCGATGTCGTAGTCGTAACCAGTCTACACAAAAGCTTCACAGGAGTGAAGATTGTCCTAATTGTGTTTTGAGCCATGGCGGATAGAGATCCGTTCTGGTTATCAAGACGTAATAAGGAAATCTTATTTGAGAAGGTCCATCCATATCTCGGATTAGATATAACATTAGATAATAAGTTGGAAAAATTCCAACGAAAATCATATGTTATATCATAGCCGTCTAATGGATTGCCCGCCCAAACGAAATTCGACACATGAGTGTACGAATACCACCCTGAGTAGAGCACGGTACCGCCATATCCTCCAGAAGACACCTTGTTTCCAATATCATTGAGGTAAACCTCAACTGATACTGGTTTAACAACTTGACCAACTGGATAAACAGGATAATATCGAGAAGTGGTAATTTCCTTCTTGATACTAAGTGCGGGACCATAGTACGATGGAAGAAACTGTGGGTAAGAAAAGACGGGGAAGAGAACTGTAGAGTAATTTACAGTACTCATCTCGACATAGTCATCAGAAGTTAAAGGCATGAATATGCCAGAACTGCTTGTATGCAGAACTGAATGTTCATGATTTGGACTTCTGACTTTCAATGTACGATTAAGAACGTCGAACAGGAATTTAAACCTGCCAAACGAACCTAAGTATTCTGAGATAAAGATATTATTCTTCGGTCTCAGAGGAGCGTCTTTCTCGAGTGTAAGGCGAGTGCCATACCTCGCAGTTATGTCCTTCGTGAGAAGAGACATAGGATATGAACCCACAGGTACATAAGTGTAGCTAAGTAAGTCTACGATGGGATCAATGGTTTTGTAGTAGTATGATGATGTATTATACTTCGAAGGCAGTTTAACATAAACTGCTATAGGAAGTGCACCATCATCTACCATTATCAATTCCATGTAGAACTCCTTTCACTACAAGATGAAGAATCCAGACGGAAGAATCCGAGAGGATCCTATGCTAAAACCTGGTTAGTTTCCAAACACCCTGCTGAACATAGTAGTTCAACAGTTTTATGCTCCATTTTTGAACGAAAAGATTGTTAGAAACTAGAAATTCATCTAGTTTCGCATTAACAATCTCACGTCCTTGGTGGGCATAAGATGAACGGATATTTGCTATACAAAATTCGAACTCTAAATGAGTACGAACTGGTACAGTAATAACTACCTTCGCCTTATAAGTCTTACCGTTAGGTTTGACCGAGAGACGAAACCAGGAGTAAAGTCGGAAAGTCGTTTTGGTCTGAAGGCCAAAGCTATACGAAACCGACCC